ATACAGCTTCTTTGGTGTAGGTATTGCTGAGAACATGGACGATACGCAGACATTAATGAATGGCTTTATGCGTATGGCTATTGACAATGCTGCATTATCTGGTAATCTTATCATTGAAGTTGATGAAACAAATTTGGTTCCTGGGCAGGACTTATCTGTGTACCCTGGCAAGGTGTTTCGTAGACAGGGGGGTGCACCAGGACAAGGCATCTTCGGTACTAAGTTCCCTAATGTAGCTGGCGAGAATATGCAGCTATTTGATAAAGCAAGAGTATTAGCTGATGAAAGTACAGGATTCCCAAGTTTTGCTCACGGTCAAACAGGTGTCAGCGGAGTGGGTCGAACTGCTTCTGGCATTTCTATGCTTATGTCTGCAGCTAACGGTAGTATACGAAATGTTGTCAAGAATGTCGATGACTATCTGATTGCACCACTAGGTCGTGCGTTCTTTAGCTTCAACATGCAGTTTGACTTTGATACAGACATCAAGGGTGACTTAGAAGTTAAGGCGTCAGGTACAGAAAGCTTGATGGCTAACGAAGTACGCTCACAGCGCTTGATGCAGTTTATGGGTGTAGCTTCTAATCCAGCGCTTATGCCGTTTGTGAAGAGCGACTACATCATTCGTGAGATAGCTAAGTCTATGGATCTTGATCCTGATAAAGTAACTAACTCATTGAGTGATGCAGCTATCCAAGCTGAGATACTAAAGAAGTTCACACAGCCACCTGAGCCACCTGAGGGTGCAATGCAGGGACCACCCGCACCACCTAATCCAGGTGCAGCCCCAGAGCAAGCAGGAGTTGCAGTGAGTGATACTACAGGTGCAGGTGGGGGCAACATAGGTACAGGTACAGTACCCACTCCTGGCGAGCAAGGTTTTAGCGGCACATGAGCAGCATTAAGAAGTTCGTAAACGATAAACCTCTATGGGATTCTTTTGTAGAAACACTTAATAGTAAAATATCTACAGCCCAGCGCAGGTTAGAACAAGAAAGTACTATGGAAGGTATGTATCGTACCCAAGGTGAGATTGCAGCTTTACGTAAGTTAGCTTATTTAAGGGATGAAGTGAATGGCCCAAGCAAGTAAAGTAGGTAAAAAAACAAATAAAAAAACACAATCTGGACGTGATGTATATGAAACCCCAGAGGGTGAAATGGTATCTGAAAAGTCTACAACTTTTAAATATAAAGGTAAGTGGATAAATGTACCTACCATACATAAAGGTAAGCAGTACGATGATAGTACATTAAAACTTATGTTGGATGCAGAAATAATTGAACCTACGAGTATCCATAATAGTTTAGAGTCTGCAAAAAAGGCTGCACAGGAACGGACAGATAGTTTAGAATTTAACGAGGGTGGAGCAGTAACTGACATGGATGAAGAGATGAATGATATGCTGCTCGACGAACAGGTAGACCCTGTAAGCGGCAATACTGCTCCTGTAGGTGCTTTACCTTCTGAAGTACGTGATGACATTGACATCAGAGTAAGTGAAAACGAGTACGTCATACCTGCATATGCTGTACGTTACTTTGGTGAAGACTTCTTCGATGAGCTACTAGGTTCAGCTAAAGAGGGTTGGGAGCGCATTAAAGAAGGTGATGAGTTACCTTTCCGTGATGATGAGCTTGAAGTAGAGTCTGATGATGATGCTGACGAAGAACTTAAAGAGGGTTACGCTGAAGGTGGTAACATCCCAGGAACGGAAGTACCTAAACCTGTAGGTGGCGGCTATGGACGGTACGGTGGTACAGGTGCTGTATACACAGGCTTTGAGTCTCGTACATTTGTTGATCCTGATACAGGTAGAGAGATAATTATATTCTTCTTTAACGGTAGGCCAATGAGCCGTATACCTGAAGGATATAGACCTAGAGGTGAAACTGTTGTAGAAGAGCAACAGCAAGTTCAACGTGAGCGTGATGATGACGATGATAAAGTTGTATCAGAAGCAGAAAAAAGTTGGAGAAATACAGCAGTAAGTGACTGGACAAATACAGACTACAAAGATTATAATGAAGATCTAGCCAGTAAAATACGAAAAGGAGAAGACCCTTTAGGTTTAAATATAGTAGAAAAAGGTATTTTATCTTCGTTAGGTGCAGTTATAGGTGGTCCTATAGGAAGCATAGGTCTTCCTATGTTAGCTAAAAAGATGAAGCAACAACAAGCTGAAGCAGCGCACACACAAGCAATAAACTTAATGCAATCTTCCTCAGATAAAGATATTATATCTGCAGCAGATGCTACTAGATATATTACGGGTTCTGCTTTACAAAAAGAAGGTTATGCAGTTAGTGTGGCTGATCCGTTTAGTGGATTTGCTAAGAAAGATGATGATCGGAATATATTTGACAGACTCTTTGGTAGACAGGGTGACTTAGATCCTGTAACTGGTATGCCTACAGCAGAGGCTGTAAGACAAAGAAACCTAGCTCAGTATGGTTCAGAGACATCCAACTATATGGAAGATGCATTTGCTCCACCAAGTAGAGCAGTAGGAGAAACTATAGCTGGTATCGAAACTACAACAACTCCCGTAAAACCTGAAAGAGATGATGATTATTCTGCTGCAGATATGATGAGAGATATACAAGAACAGAACAAAAAAGACTTTACCCCTGAAGCAGGTAAAGAAGCTGCAATGACAGGGTGGGATGAATAAACCCTTAACTAAATAACTATAAGGCTACCCAGCAATAATGCTGGCCCCAACATAAAAAAAGGAACTATGACTATGCCTGAACTAGCACAAGTAGAAACACAAAAAGTAGCAGGACTTGTTAACCCAAAGAGCTATACTCCTCTAGAAGAAAAGATTAAGAAGGAAGAAGCTGAACTTGAAGCTCTAATGAAAGCTCGTACTGAGGAAGTTGAGCATAAAGCTGAGCATAAGCAACAACAAGAAGCTAAACCTGAGAAAGCACAAGAGGAAGCTGAAGTATCAGGCGAGGAACGTACATACAAGAAACGCTACAGTGATCTTCGCACACACATGAACAAGCAAGCTGAAGAGCTAAAGCAAATGAAAGCTCAGCTTGAACAAGTGCAGAAAGAAGGTAAGGTACGTGCTCCTACTTCAGATGAAAGCATTGATGCGTGGGCTAAGAAGTACCCTGAGATTGCTGGCATAGTTGAAACGATTGCTGAAAAGAAAGCACAAGAAAAGTTTAAGTACGCTGATGAACGCTTGAAGGAGATTGATGAGATCAACGCCCAAGCCCAGCGCACAAAAGCACATAACGAGATTCGTGCAATGCACAGTGACTTTGACGATCTACGTTCAAGTGATGAGTTCCACGACTGGGCAGGTGAACAGCCTAAGTGGGTGCAAGATGCACTGTATGAGAACCAAGACGATCCACAGTCAGTGATCCGTGTTATTGATCTGTACAAGGTTGACAAAGGCATGGACACTAGAGGTAAACGGCAGAGTACAAAAGATGCTGCATCTGCTGTAAGAACTAAACGTACAAGTAAACCAGACAATGACAACCCTGCAGGACACTTGAAAGAGTCTACGGTTCAGCGCATGAGTGCAGAAGAATATGAGAGCCGTTCAGATGAGATCATGGAATCTATCCGTAGTGGTAAGTTTATTTATGATGTTTCTGGTGGTGCACGTTAAATAAGGTATTGACATTACACAATCTATAAGTATAACTGTGTATGTTAAGAAAAGTAAACCTATGCCCTACATTGTAGCTACCATAGTTTTACTTTAACAAACTAAGCGAAGACAAATATGTTAAGACTCACCTGGTCAAGTACAGGCCCGACTTACATTTAAACACGGCCATGTTTATGTAAGTTGCACCCTAGAAAGAACAGCCTCTTACCAGATTGTAAAAGCTTATCGCTAAAAAACCCAATAAGCCTAACTATCTCAGGAGGATTATATCATGGCTTTCGCAACTGCTGCGGGTTATGGTAATCTACCAAACGGTAATTTCAGCCCAGTTATCTACAGTAAACAGGTACAACTTGCTTTCCGCAAGGCGTCTATTGTAGAAGCAATCACTAACTCTGATTATTTCGGAGAGATTGCTAACATGGGTGATTCCGTTAAGATTATCAAAGAACCCGAAATTACTGTGAAGTCGTATGCCCGTGGCACGACTATCACACCACAAGACCTTGACGATGAAGACTTTTCATTGACTGTAGATAAAGCGAACTACTTTGCTTTCAAAGTCGATGACATCGAAGAAGCGCACTCCCACGTCAACTTCCAAAGTGTTGCATCTGATCGTGCAGCTTATCGTTTGGCTGACCAGTTTGACCAAGACGTTCTTGGTTATATGTCTGGTTTCACTCAATCAGCTATTCACGGCAAGGCTAACACTGCAAACACAACAGTGAACGGCACTAAAGCTGTTTCAACTGCTGGTTCTGATGAACTGCTTACAAGCATGAAGCTTGACGCTTCTGACTTCAACGGTGGTTCAAGTGGTAACTCAATCGTAGTTAAGCCCCGTACAGGTGCTGACTCGTTGAACACTACTACAGCTAACGCTACACCTATGCAAGTTATCGCACGGATGTCACGTAAGTTGGACCAACAAAACGTTGACACTAACGGAAGATGGCTGGTCCTAGACCCGGTATTCGCAGAACTGCTTAAAGACGAAGATTCACGTCTTCTGAACTCAGACTTCGGTGGTTCAGGTTTACAGAACGGCTTGATCTTCAACAATATCCACGGCTTTAAAGTCTATATGTCTAACAATCTGCCAGAAGTAGGTGATGGTCCAACCTCAACTACATCTACAGGTTCAACTCACTACGGTGTGTTGGTAGCTGGACATTCGACTGCTGCGGCTACTGCTGAGCAAATTAACAAGACAGAAACATATCGTGACCCTGACAGCTTCGCTGACATCGTTCGTGGTATGCACCTTTACGGCAGAAAAATTCTTCGCCCTGAAGCGCTTGTTAATGCAATTTACACATCTGGTCTGTAAGGGAGGAGTGAGATATGGCACTTGGTGATAACACACTTCGTTCTGCAGCTGGAAACTCTCAGCGTGGACGTAATCCGTACATGGTTCAAACTACCTTGAACTGGGCTACAGCTTTATCAGATAAAGGTTCTGCTCTTGCAGCAACCGATATTATTCCTGTTATTGCTGTACCTAAAGGTACTATGGTTTTGAACGCAGGTATTGAAGTTGATACTGCTACTGACGGTTCTACTTTTACAGTAGACTTAGGTACAGGCGTTGACCCCAACGTATTTGCTGCTACCTTTGATGCAACATCTGCAGCTGGCGTTCTGTCACAGAACCCTGCAGCTTATCAGCCAGTAATGGCTGTAGCTGATGACAACATTGATGTTGTTATTGCTGCTCTTTCAGGTGGCGCAGTTACTTCAGGTAAGTTCCGTGTATGGGCTGTCTTGATGGATTGCACAGACATGGGTGACACTGCTGCTGATGAAGTAGCTCGTGACGCACTTGCATAAGTAAAACTTTTTTGGGGCTGCTTTCGGGTGGCCCCTTACTCATATCTAAAGGATCTAAAACATGGCTATTACAACAGCAATGTGTACAAGTTTCAAGTCAGAGCTACTTGGTGGTGTCCATGATTTAGACACTGATAGCATTAAGCTTGCTTTGATTAAGGCTTCACCTAGCGGTACATATGGTGCAGCTACAACTAATTACAGTGACGTGACAGGTAACTCTGATGAGTCATCTGGTACAAACTATAGCGCAGGTGGTAATGTACTTGATAGTGCAGCTATTTCAGTAAGTGGGACAACAGCTATTGTAGACTTTGCAGATGAAACGTTTGCAGACGTAACTACTTCAGCGGATGGCTGTATTATTTATAATGCAGGTCAAGCAAATAAAGCTATTGCAGTAATTGACTTTGGTGGTACAGTAAGTGCTACTGCAGGTGATTTAACTATTGAGTTCCCTGCTGCAGGAGCAAGCACAGCAATCATTCGTATTGCATAAAGGATAAACAGTTATGGCTGTTACCGTCAACGCTGCAGTATATGGTGTAGCTGTCTATGGTACAGCACGTTACGGTAAGGTTATTGTTAGTAACTTAGATCAAGTTACAGCAACAGCTAATACCAATACAGTAACTGTAAATGTAGTACAACCTATTTCAGGTGTAGTAGGCACAACAGCAGTAGAACCTGTAAGTGCTGGTGGCTTTGAGATAGATGTTACGGAGCGTATTACTGATAGTACTCTTGGTAGTACTGCTCTAGGTACGATACAAGTTAATACTGCTGCTGGTCTTACGGGTGTAGTAGGTACTGGTGCAGTAGGAGCCTTAGAGCACAGCAACACAGTTACACTTACAGGTGTTGTAGGTACAGGCCAAGTAAATACAGTAGAAGAGAAACCTACTGAGGTACTTGA